ATATTCCTATCGGTGGACCGAAAGAACGCATCAACTGTAACAGTCTGTATCAGTTGGAACTAACAAAGAAACGTCTAGAAGTAGAAAAGCTACAGCGTGAGGTTATGCAACTACGTCAGCTTCAATTCACAGACGATGTTGAGGAAAATTAAAAATGGCAGAATTTGAAATTGCAGGAATGACTTTTAAAGGCGGTAAGATGGCGGTAATATTAACAGCCCTCTCTACACTAGGTGGTGCTAGCTGGGCTGGTTTCGAGTTTTACAAAGACTATATGGACATGAAAGAAATTGTACAAAACATTGACGTAGATGCTATTGAAGCTCGAAATCAAGTTATTGAAACTAAGCTTGATAATGCTATAGAGTATACTCGAGACATTAAATCCGGTTTACGAGATGATATTCTTAGTATCGAAAAACAAGCAGATCGCGTAGAAGATAAAGCTAGAAACATGGAAGAGAAAGTACGAGACATGATTGATAAAGCAAGTGAACGTTTTGAAACAAGACGAGACTCCTTAATGTCTGATAACGCCAGAGACTTAAAAGAACTAGAAAAACGATTTAGTGATAAGTTGCAAAAAGCACTTGATAACCCGCTTGCAGACTAGACCTAAGAAAAATATCTCTTGACAATATAACCCTAACTTAGTATAATACGAAACATGGCAAAAGAACTCACTACAATTTCACCTGAAGGACTAGAAATAGCAAATAGTTATTTACAGTTCGGTAACATACGCGGAGTGTGTGAGTATCTGCAAGTACCAGAAACACAGGTAGTAGAAGTACTAAATAAGCGAGAAGTAAAAAAGTATATTGATACTGTTTACTTAGACTTAGGATATCGTAATAAGAATAACATTGGATCTTTACTAGATAATATGATTGCTGCAAAGTTAGAAGAAGCAGAAGAATCTGGCGTATACTCCAGTAAAGATCTAGCTGACTTACTACAAATGGCTCATAAGATGCGTATGGATGAAATCAAGGCGCAAGCAGACTTAGCAAAAGCCGAAAGCGGCAATATCAAAAACCAAACTAATGTACAGATTAATGAAGCTGTTCCGTTTGGTCAAGGTAATTATGGTAAGTTGATGGAGAAACTTCTTAAAGATGGAAACGAATGAAAAAGTAGCGGGTCTTGAGAAAGGTCTCTTTGCTCATGAAGTACAATGTGAAGAGCGTTGGAAAACTTGTTTTTCACGTTTGGAAGATGTGGAAACGTCTCTTAATCGTATAGAGACTCGTATGGTTAGTATAGGTGGAACAGTAATCATGTTCCTGGCGGGGGTCATTATTACACTGATCACCCAATTGGGGTAAAATTATGCCAAAAGGTAAAGGAACTTACGGATCAACAGTTGGTCGTCCAAAAAAGAAAAAGCCTAAGAAAAGAGGTAAGAAATGAGAGTCATTAATCGTAGAGGTAGATGGAGAACAGTAGCAGAAGATGGTGCTTTTCTAGAAACATTTGCCACAGAACAGGAAGCTAAAGAAGCCGCAGGCTTAGTTAGTCCTGAGGAGATCATAGATGCCGAGGAAGAAATCGAAACGGAAGACAGCGAAGAAGAAGCCTATACCGACGAACAAGAGATTGTATTCGACGGTGAAAGCAAGTATAAAAAGAAAATATAAAGTCTATCCTTCTGCCTACGCAAATGCAGCTTTAGTAAAAGAATATAAGCGAAGAGGCGGAAAATATCGCATGGGAGTCAAGTAATGGCAAAACCTAAAAATAGCGGCCTTACAAAATGGTTTAGAGAAAAGTGGGTAGATATATCTCGACCAAAGAAAGGCGGCGGATATAAAAAGTGCGGAAGAAAAAAAGCAAAAAGTGGAAAGTATCCTAAATGTGTGCCCGCCGCAAAAGCAGCCAGGATGACATCAGCTCAGAAAAAATCAGCAATATCTAGAAAACGAAAAGCCGGTAATCCTGGAGGCAAGCCACGTAATGTAAGTACTTACGTGAAACGGAGAAAAAACAGTGGCCGTAAAAAGAAAAGGTAAAAAGAAGGATTCTCGATTAAAAAGAGCGGGAGTATCTGGATATAATAAACCTAAGCGTACTCCAGGTCACGCTAAAAAGTCTCATATTGTTGTAGCTAAAGTTGGTACTAAAGTTAAAACTATTCGCTTCGGCCAGCAGGGAGCTAAAACGGCAGGGAAGCCGAAGGCTGGAGAGTCTCAAGCAATGAAAAAGAAACGTGCGTCGTTCAAAGCAAGACACGCAAAGAATATAGCTAAAGGCAAAATGTCTGCAGCATATTGGGCGAATAAAGTAAAATGGTAGAAGACACTAATTATCATCCAGCAGATACAAACGGTGACGGTAGCGTATCAAAAGAAGAAGAGGCACTATACCTCGAATTTAAACGTAAAGAGTTAGAAGATGCAGACGCCATGCGTGACGCACAGCGTAACATGACATGGTTTGCACTAGGAGGTTTACTACTATATCCTTTTGCAGTTGTACTTGCATCACTAGCTGGCTTAGATCAAGCACAGGACACCTTAGGAGATATGGCACCTACATATTTTGTAGCCGTTGCTGGCATAGTTGCAGCTTTCTTTGGTACACAAGCGATGAAAGGTAAAAAATAAAATGGAAACAATACTAGATTTAGCAGTAACATTTTGGCAGTGGACGATAGTAATCGCAGTAATTGCAGTTAGCTATTTAATTAATAAACTAGATAAACCAGACTTAAAGCGTATTAATTTTGAATACACTACAATGCCTAAAATGCAACCGCTACCTATTAAAACCGCAAGTAAAGGTTTTTGGGGCGCAATATTAATGTGGCTCACTGGTACACGTCAGTGGGTAATTACAGAAGATTTCCACTACTGGATTGACAATCAAGCATATAAAATCCCTGCGGGTTTTCAATTTGATGGAGCTTCGGTTCCTAAGTTTTTAGCAACTTTCCTGTCTCCAGTAGGGGTTTTATTAATGGGTGGTTTAGTTCATGACTACGGTTATAAGTATGCTACTCTCATGAAGAAAGACGGTAGTAATATTGGCTACCATGACCAAAAACATATGGATGGTCTTTTTCGAGACATCTGTATTGAAGTAAATGGCTTCTATGCGTTAAACTACTTAGCATACTGGGCACTGCGTTTAGCAGGTTTCGTAGCGTGGAACGGACATAAAAAAAGAGGTACACAACTTGAAGTATCTAAGTAAATTACTAAAACAGCGTACATCTTGGGATGGAATTCTACTTATTGGAATCTGCGGTTCAGTAATTCTACTCGGAGGTTTAGCAAAACTTCTAGCATGGGTAGGCTTAGGCTACGGCATTTGGACTTTATTAAAAAGCGATTAAAATGAAAATAGCCTTTATACTAGGCAATGGAGTTTCTAGAAAAAATATTGACTTAACAAAACTAAGTTACTATGGAGAAACTTTTGGTTGCAATGCTTTATACAGAGATTTTTTGCCTAATAATTTAATAGTACTTAGTGAAAAAATGACTGAGGAAGTTTATAAATTTGATATAAGTAAAAAAACAAAAATATGGACAAAAAAGTCGTGTAAAAAAGTACGTTTTTGCTCCGGAGCTTCAGCAGCCTCTATTGCTTGTGAGAAAGGTTTTGATAGATTATATTTAATAGGTATGGATCTTTGGGCAGACAAAAACAATCATAATATCTATATGGATACTTTAAACTATGCAACTTCCGAGCACCCTAAAGGTGAAGAGCAGTATGGTAAACAACAGGCCTGGTGGCTTCAAACCATAAAAAAGTTTTCTTCTGTTGAATTTATAAGAGTAGTTAGTGATAATTATGTCCAACCTTTTTGCTTTAAAGATATTAAACATATAGATATAAAAACTTTTAAGGAACAATTTAATGACAGTTGAAGTAAGCCGAAAAGATGTACTTTCGGAAGAGTTAGTTGAATACAGATCTGAGACAAGGTTTCTAAAACTTCCAGTCGATCCTTATTTGGATCTACTGAACATCACACCGTTACCTTCGCAGATAGCAATTATCAATGCGATTAACAACCCTAAATATCGTTTTGTTTCTGCCGCCGTCTCCCGTAGGCAGGGAAAAACGTACATAGCCAACATTATAGGACAGCTCGTGTCTTTAGTGCCCGGCTCTAATATCTTAATCATGTCTCCCAACTATTCCTTGTCTCAGATCTCTTTTGATCTGCAAAGAAACTTGATTAAGCACTTTGATTTAGAGGTTACAAAAGATAATGCAAAAGACAAAGTAATCGAAATTTCAAACGGCTCTGCCGTAAGAATGGGTTCTGTAAACCAAGTAGATTCTTGCGTAGGTCGTTCTTATGATCTTATTATATTTGATGAAGCGGCACTAGCCGATGGAAAGGATGCCTTTAATGTTGCACTGCGCCCTACACTTGATAAAGATAATTCTAAAGCCATATTTATATCTACTCCCCGTGGCCGTAATAACTGGTTTTCTGAGTTTTTCTATAGGGGATTTTCGGACGATTTCCCAGAATGGGTTAGTATCCGTGCAACTTACAAAGATAACCCAAGAATGAGCCAAAGCGATATTGACGAAGCACGAAAGTCAATGTCAGAAGCAGAATTTAGACAAGAGTACGAGGCCGACTTTAATACTTATGAAGGACAAATCTGGAAATTCAATTTTGAAACACAAGTCAAAGACTTCTCTCAGTTCGATACTAGTAGAATGGATGTCTTTGCGGGGTTGGATGTCGGTTACAAAGACCCGACAGCAATGTGCGTTATTGCGTATGATTGGGATTCAGAACAATACTATTTGGTGGACGAATACTTCGATGCTGAAAGAACTACTGAACAGCACGCTGCCGAAATCCAGAAGCTCATTGACCGCTGGGATATTGATTTCATTTATATTGATTCAGCCGCTCAACAAACACGCTTTGATTTCGCGCAGAACTACGATATTTCCACCATCAACGCTAAGAAGTCCGTACTTGACGGAATTGGACATGTATCAGGAATTATTGAGAACGACATACTCTTTGTTGATCAAGAAGCAAAACAATCTTTAGCATGCCTTGATGCGTATCAGTGGGATCCGAATCCTAATCTAATGAAGGAAAAACCGAAACACAACATGGCATCCCACATGGCAGATGCGTTGCGCTACGGATTATACTCATTTCAAATCTCAAATGTATCCTTCTAATGATACCAGCTCAAAAATAGTTATTGACAAGTTAGCTTAAACTAGATATAATTCTTTAAATGAAAAATAAAGGAACCAGAGGAAAATGCCTAAGTTAAAACGTGATATTGTAAAGTATGTACGAGATAAGGCAAAATCCAAGTACGAGAAGGGTTCCTCTTGCGAGATTTGCGGTGCAACAGAGCAGTTAGACTTTCACCACTTTTACAGTCTCACACCATTGTTAAACAAATGGATAAAAGATAACAATCACAATCCCGAGTACATTCAAGCACTTCGGGATGATTTTATAGAAGAGCATCATGCTGAGCTCTATGATCACACAGCTACTTTGTGTCATACTCATCATTTGAAACTTCATTCAATTTACGGCAAAGATCCAGCACTGACTACAGCTACAAAGCAGATGCGTTGGGTAAAGATTCAAAGAGAAAAACATGGCTTGGTATAATCCTTTTAGTAAAAAACCTGTTGATGTCGAAGAAAAGTTGAATCCTATTCAGCAGTATCTTGGCGTTCAGAAAGAATCTTCTAGAGAGTTTACCAACCAATATGAAAGATACTATGAAAATTTAGAAATTGTAAATCGTTCTGCAAATATGGTAATTGATGATACTGCCGCAGTAGAAACTACTGTTAAGCCTTTCTCCTTATCTGGAGTAGTAAAAGGTATAAAAAGAGCTAAAGTTGAGAATCTTCTAGTAAGAGAGCCAAATCCTTATCAGGATATTAGTACTTTTAGACGTAATCTTATTACTGATTTTGTACTAGATGGTAATATTTTCATATATTTTGATGGAGCTCACTTATATCATTTACCTGCAGATAATGTAATAATTCATGGAGACTCAAAAACCTACATAGAAAAATATACTTATAATGATGTAGACTATACTCCAGAAGAGATTATTCATGTAAAAGATAATTCTTTTTATGACACATATAGAGGAGTTTCTCGTTTAAAGCCTGCTTTAAGAACTATGAAACTTATGGCACGAATGAGAGCTTTTCAAGATAACTTCTTTGAAAATGGAGCAGTACCAGGATTAGTATTAAAGTCTCCAAACACTTTATCCGATAAAATTAAAGAGCGTATGCTAGTATCTTGGCAGAACAGATATAGACCAGATACTGGAGGGCGAAGACCTCTTATATTGGATGGCGGTCTGGAACTAGATAAAATTTCTAACGTAAACTTTAAGGAATTAGATTTTCAAACAGCAATTCATGAAAATGAAAAAATTATATTAAAAGCAGTTGGTGTTCCTCCTATACTATTAGATTCGGGCAATAATGCAAACATTCGTCCAAATATGAGATTGTATTATCTTGAAACTATACTGCCTATTACTAACAAATTAAATAAAGCATTCTCACGATATTTTGGTTTTGAGATTGTAGAAGATGTTACAAATGTACCTGCTCTGCAACCAGAACTACGAGATTCAGCAGCTTACTATACTTCTTTAGTAAACGGTGGAATTATATCACCTAATGAAGCTAGAGAGGCTTTAGGATATGATGCTAGAGAAGAAGCTGAAGATATACGAGTTCCTGCAAATATTGCAGGTTCAGCCTCAAATCCTACTGAAGGAGGTCGCCCCGTAGAGGACGAAGAAGATTAAAATGTACACAGCACAAAAGAATATTATTGCTAGAACTTTATTGATGTATTTCTCAGAAAAAGGAAAAATACCTAGCTTTTACGAGTATAAATCAGATACCAAAAGACCTTGGGGATATACTCCAAAATATCTTTTTAAGTACTTTGGAGATTGGAATAAGCTACTTACATATCTGAAGCTACATAACCCCGATCTTTGGGATATAGCAACAAAGACAAAAGAAGAAACCTCACAAGACCCTTTAGAAGCACTCAGGGCAAGTACTGTAGAGAAATAATATGAATAAGATTTTTAATCTAACATCTACTTTCAAAGCCGCAGAAGCAGACGATGGATCAGTAATGATCCGTGGTATGGCTAGTACAGCAGATTTTGATCGCGCTGGCGATACAATCTCAGCTGAGGCTTGGACTAAAGGTGGATTACAAAACTTTGAGAAAAATCCAATTATTCTGTTTAATCATGACTATGACAGACCAATTGGTCGAGCCACAGCTATGAAAGCAGGACCAAATGGTTTAGAGCTCGAATGTAAGATCAGCAAAAATGCCCCAGGCAATGTTGCTGAACTCGTTAAAGACGGTGTCCTTGGAGCCTTTTCCGTCGGTTTCAAAGTCAAGGACGCGGATTACCTAAAGGAAACTGATGGACTAATGATTAAGGACGCTGAGTTGTTTGAGGTATCGGTTGTTTCCGTACCTTGTAACCAGGCAGCTACTTTTTCGCTCGCGAAGTCTTTTGACTCTGATAAAGAGTATGAAGAATTCAAAAAAACTTTCACTAATCGTGTAGATCTAGCCGGTCAGTCTCTGGCTAAGGACGAAGATATCTCTTCAAATATAGCTAGTGACCACACACCGAAAAGCGCGGAACTTATTTCCGCAGATCAGGAGATCAAAATGGACAATCAAAACATCGACTTGGAAGCTTTTGCA